ATATATTCTCCATAAATCGTCTCATATTTGAGAGTTTCGTTTCATCGTTCCCTGGACTTCCTGCAAAATGTATAATTTTATTACGACATCGTTCATCAAATGGCATGTACATATTGTACACTTCAGATGTAATCAATGATCCGTCTACCAAATCGCGTTTATTGAAGTATACATTCATCCCAGATTGTTCTAAAAACTGGTCTCCTTGATGTGTTTTTATTAAATCAATTGTATTCTGAAAATGTTGTTTCATTTTAAGAGTATTTATGAACCCAAATAGTCCAGTATTGAAAACGTAAATCTTCTTTTCTTCAAAGAATTCAAGGTAAGCTTCAGAATAATTTTTGAAAGACCAGTTCTCTTGTGTATGTGAATGGATGTTTGTGTTTTCATAGAAAGCGTATAACTTTTCTTCGTTTGTGATGTCGTACATTATTGAGTCAATGTTTCTGTCTATCAGAATATCAGAATCTATATACATAATCCTCTTGAAATCAGTGTTGTTAATAGCTTCAAAAATACGAAGTTTGTTCATTGTAGCTTCTCTTACTGTTGTTGAATTTGGAAGTGAGAAAAGTAAAGTGCCTTGCGGGAGTGTAGTTCTGCATGTTTCCATGAAACATTCATCGCAGAGAACCATGACTGTTATTGTAGGATTTTTGAGACGCATGTACCGAATTGCTAAATCTACCAGATCTACAAATTTTACGTTATATCCTATTGCAAAGTAAACTAGATTTGACATTTAAATAAACTAATTCTATTACGTTTATATTTTAAACATATTTATCCACAAGAGCATTTCCTTTATTTTTTTGTCAGGATCGCGTTGGTAACAAAAATGAAAGAACTTGTTTCTATAATGCGCATCTGCATTCAACCAAGAATATTTAGGCTTAACTTTCTCTATGTCAATGTTCATTATGCAGTTTTTTTCAGTAAAAACTAAAGTATTTGCCAGTTTTCTGGTATTGAAATACACATTCATAAACGATTGTTCATAGTGGTAATTACTTCCCTGATAATTATCTATCATGTCTCTTATATTTTGAAAATGCTCTTTCATTTTTGGAGTATTTAAAAATGCAAATAATCCGCAATTAAAAGGGTAAATTTTATTGTCTACTAAAAATTTAAAGGTTTCAACTGTGTAGTCCATCAAAGAATGATACTTTTCTAGATGAAACATGAAATTTCTAGTTTCAGGAAAAGCGTAAATAATACCGTCATCAACAACATTAGGTAAAACAGTGTGTAACCAGACATCGACTAAAATATCAGAATCTACGAAAAGAATTTTTTTATATTTAGAGATGTCGTAGTCAAATATAAGCAGTTTTTTCATAGAAGAATCCATTGCATTAATAGAATCCTTGCATGCTACTACAGTGACTCTCTTGATATTTTTTACTTTTTCAATACATGTTTCGACTAGAGCTTCGTCGCAAATAATCAAGATATCTTGTGTATTGTATTTGCGAAGAGAGACTATAGATAGATAAAGCATGTCTATGTATTTAGGGTTGAACCCAACAGTGTAATACACTAATTCCATTATTAATAAATCATAATTGAATTTCAAGTTTGAAACTCAATTATGGTTTCATTATGTTTTAATTTATATTACACTAAAAGCCAACAGGTTAGTAAACCACGCAAATATAGTATACATTTGCGGGTTTAGTTGGAGTATGCGAGACCACCCATACCAGACATTACGCGGAGAACGTTGTAGTTGAGGGCGTATACACGAACTTGTGCAGTGCGTGTACCAGTAACTGTGTTGAGAGATACAGTGAGTTGGAGAGTTGCCTTATCAATACGGGAGAAGTTACATGTTCCGGATGGTTGATGTTCTTCTGGGCGTAAGGCGAAGGAGTATACGTTGATACCAACAGATGGTGTGCGAGAATGGTGTTGGAATGGTTGAACCTTGTCGAAATAGGCACCTTCACGTTCAGTGAATCGGTCTTGGCCGTTGAGTTGGAGCTTGGCGACTTCAACTGGGTTCTTACCTTCACATCGGACACCGGAGTCGAGAATGACTTTGGCGAGGAGGTAGTTGACACCAGATTCAAATTCAGTTTCACCTGCAATATCGAAGGAGTTTGCACCAACAAGGGAGGAGATTTCTGTTGGGGCTTGACCGAGAGGACGAGTGGCCAAGGAGACAGAGTTGGTGGGTTGGAGAGAGTTGGCTGCACCTGTGGCTTGGGCTAAGAGAGATGTGATGATACCATCAGTGGAGAAGTCATCAGAGTAGTTGAATGGTTGTGCACCACCAACAGAGGCTAACCATGTAGATGTAGAGCAGTCTACGAAGGAATCGCGTTGGACGACCCATTGGAGTTCCTTTACAGGGTGGTTGAAGTTGAGTTGGATCTTGTTGGAAGAAGATGTGATGGATTCAGCACCAGTGTATTGAACTTGTTCAATCAAGTATTCATGGGATTGTTGGGCGAAACGACGACGTTCTTCAGTATCTAAGTAGACGTAGTCAACGTAGATGGAAGCAGCAGCTAAGGATTGAGCTGCGTAGGCGTATGGATTACCAGTGCTGTTTTCGTAGTATTGACAGTTTTGCCATGTTTCAAAGTCAACGTTGATACGGACTTCGTGGTATTGGAGAGCAATGAGAGGAATTGCAACACCTGGGTTACGACAGAACCAGAATTGGAGAGGAATGTAGAGGGTCTTGGCTGGTGTACCGGCACGTGGGATACAAGAGATGGTTGTTTCAGAGGCAGAGCAAGTTGTATCTAAAGCCATACCAGTAGAACGTTTCATTAAAACGAGATCGTGGGTGTTACCTAACATAGAATCCAAAACCTTGATGTTACCGGCATCAGTAGAAAGTTGGGTCCAGATTTGCATCCAGTCACCATATTGACGATCAATGCGTTGACCACCGATTTCAATTTCAACTTGTTTGAGGAGACGGTGACCAATGTAGTTGAGCCAACGGAAACCATCGTTGTTTGTTAAAGAAATGGCTGGTAAAACGACTTGGACGTATGTCTTGTACATTAAATCTGCATTACGGTTAATGACTGCAGTTACACGCTTGTTGAAGTCTGCTTGACCGTTGAAGGTAACTTCAATAGATTCAACTGCAAAGTTGGTATGACGTTTGTAGAGAATCTTCCAGAAAGTAATTTGTGGGTTACCCGAGATGTAGATATCTTGGGCACCGTAGGAAACTAATTGCATTAAACCCGAATGTCCCTAATAGAATTAAAAACTCTATTAGTTTCAAGCTCTCCTTATAGCATGGTAGACATCACACTATAATTCCTCTTGAAAACCTCCTCTCGGAGTGGTCGGACTGTATCTTAAGGGTTTTACCCCCCACTACCATTCAGTCTCTGAACTGCATCCATGGTCTCTTGCGAAACTTTAGGACTTGGCTGCGGATTATCTCTATTTATAACATTTTTACCATACCCATCAAGTTTCCCTGAGGTGTCCGAGTATCTCTTTTTCAAGGATAGGACGGTAGTTATAACCTAACAAGACTTTCCCGCAATTTGATAGTGTTGCTCCATTGTGTCTACGAACTAGCAGTACCTTTTCGTACCACTCTTGGCAGCGTGTTTATTGTTCACCACCCATTTTTGTTTATGCTATACACCAAGAAAAAAATATTTTAAAGATAAATGAACGTTTGGTTGTGGCCGACGGCGAATGCCATCTTGAACACCTTCTTGCGCTCAATTGTACTCATTTTATTTATGATATTTGGTTTAGGTCAGCCTATATATAATGCTTACTGGGGAGCTGTAATACATGATGCTATTTCATTGTGGCTCATACGAGACCTCGTTTGAGGGCTCAAAAAGAACCATTTTAATGTTTAGTTAATGCGTGAATGTACATTGTTAAGTAAGAAGTTGCGAGAGCAGAAATTCCACCACCAACAATTAATCCTAACACCCAAGCTTTAAAAACACTTTCTCTGTTTTTTTGTTGGAGTTGGGAAATTTCACGATCATGGTCGTCCCAAATACGTTCCTTTTCTTCTAAAATTACTTCTCTGATTTTTCTCATAAAAGGTTGTTCTGCAAACATTTTGTTCTTTAATAAACGGATCTATGTAAACGTTTTCCACGAGTTTTTCTATGTTTTTGTTTACGTGCTTTTCTTGTTCGTTTTCTTCCACTTGTAAATATACGTCTAGATTGGTTATTTGCAAGATAGTTAAGTATCGATACAAGTTTAGTTTCGTAAGCGTTTCTTTGAAACGCTGGAACAAGACTTAGAAGTTTGGTTGCAAAGTTTTTCATAACTGTTTTCAATTCATTAAAGCTATACAAGTTATCTATTTTTGCATTAAACGCTTTCATCAGAATTGTGCCTTCTAGAATTTTTTCAGGAGGAATTACGTGGATGTATCCATCTTTAATGTTTCTGACAAAATTTTTGAAAAATGATACACCAACAGGATAAGTGTTTCCTAATCTTTCAATTTTGTCAATATAAGCATCAATAGTTTCGTTTAATGTACTTACACCAACAGGATGAACAGGAACTTCTGGAAATACCAATGCCATTATTTTTACCGAAGTTATTTTCCAGTAGATCCAAAGCCACCACCTTCACGATTATCTGGTGCTTTTGGTAATTGGTCTATTGAATCTACGACATACACATTATTGAAAGGTAACCAATTATGCTGAACGATTTGAAATAAACGACGATATTTTCGGATAGGATAAGATTTCAAGTTGGTATCCAAGCAATCAACTCTCGCAATCAATTCACCACGGTATCCTGCGTCAGCCAATCCAACTTGATTAGACATACGCAAAGGTGTCAAAGAAGTAGACGAACGAGCAAGCAATAAATATGGAGCAGGATTGCCTAACACATCTACTGCAGCAGCTACAATACCGGTTTTCAATTTTACACCTAAATGTTTAGGAAGACAGTATTCTTCGGAACATTTAGTTTCACATTCGCATTCAATGAAATTGAGTGTCGTTTCAGGACATAATAAATCTACACCTGAATCTGTTGGACGACGAATTTCAACGTGTTCACGAACTTCTTTGCGATGGTCTGGATCAATCACGTACAAATATAAACTCATTTAGTATAGTTAGTTTCGTTCTATTAAAGTGGCATTTACAATTTTTTGAAAAACTTCTTTGAAAAAACAAGTGCTTGTTTAGGGTTCATTGGATCTTTGAGCGAGGTTAGTCTTTGGATCAAAATCCGGTATTTTATGTAATCTAGTTTATGTTCAATAATTCCATACAATATAGTCATTCCTAATGCAAATACGTCAAAACTGTCTTTATATTTATTCATTAACGTAGTTCGATTAGATGTTTCAACTAAAGCAGTATCCAGTTCATCTAGTATGTT